ACCGAAGGCGCAGCATAAACAACCCACTCTCCTCTTCCTTGTTGGGTCAAACTGGGGCGGTCTTCGGATCGCCCTTTCTTTTTGTTCAAACCTGTTGTATTGTGCCGACATCCCTGACAGGTGCGCCCTGCACCTGACTTAACCCACGACAGGAGATCGACATGGGTACTACAACTTTCTCAGGCCCGATTAAATCAGGCACGATTAAAGAAACCAGCGGAACAACTGTTGGTTCTAACATGAAAAACACAGGTTTTGTTGTCCTTTCGCAAACCGCTGCGATTGATCAAGCAGCAACAACAACCACCACAGATATTATTATCCCCCCAAACAGTCAGCTTATCTCAATTGATGTGACTGTAACCACAGCGTGGAGCGGTGGAGCCACAACTCTTGGCCTTGGCGGCGTTGGTGCGGCAACCTCTCTAACTGCTGCTGGAGCCATCCAAGGCAACGCAGTGGGCATCGTGGCGGCAAGTCCCGGTACTGACGCAACGCGCACGTCAAAGTGGCTAAACACAGGCACAGGCGATCACAGGCTGATCGTGACCACAGCAAACACTGGAAATGGTGTTGGCGCAGTCACCGTTGTCTATGCACAAAGCAACAACGTAACATAATTTATTGGTGGGGTTTCGGCCCCACCAGCAATTTATAGGAGGGTCAAAGTGGCTAATATTACAAGCATAAAAACGCTTTCTGAAAATACCAGCGAAGTAGTCATGGCATTCCAATTGCAATATGTTGATACTGGCGATGAAGATGCTGTGAAAAAAGTTGATGTCTCAACTTTGACAAAAAGCGCAAACGGTGCGTCCTGCAATTCGGTAAGTCTTCTAGAGTGCTGGTGGATAATCCAAGGCATGACAGTCATGGTGGAAGCAGACGCAGGCACAGATGTCATTATGATGCATATGGCGGCTGATGATATTGGATACCAAGACTTCAGCAAGTTTGGTGGATTGCCATCAACTGTAGAATATGGAAGCACAACTGGTGATGTCCTATTTACAACAACTGGCCTTGGGGCCGCTGGCGATACATATAATATCGTCATGCGGATGAAAAAACATTACGCATAGGATTGCTTCATGGCGACTTCAGATACAGTAGCGTTTCGCCCAGATGTTGAAGAAATCATCGCAGAGGCATTTGAGCGGTGTGGGATCGATCCGCAAACCCAAACAGGTTACAAGGCTGTGTCTGCACGGCGCAGCCTAAACCTGTTGTTTAGTGAGTGGGCCAACAGAGGCATCAATTACTGGGCGGTGGAGCAAAGAACCCTGACGTTGGTAAAAGACCAGACAACGCCGTACACGCTTCCTGCTGGCACCATCGACATTATGGACGCCGTCATTAGAGATAGCGCAGGCACGGACACGTCTGACCAAATTATCAATCGTGTGTCCATTGCGGATTATAACCAACTGCCAAACAAAACATCTTCGGGAAAGCCATCACAGTATATGCTGGACAAGCAATATACGCCGCTGATTTATATCTGGCAAATACCAGACGTGACCACATACAGTTTAAATTATTGGTCGGTAAATCAGCTTGATGACATCACGGCCAGCAATCAAGACGCTGACGTGCCATACCGATGGAGCGACTGCATTTGCGCGGGGCTGGCAAGCAAGCTGGCGCTAAAAAACGCACCCGACAGGTTTCAAGTCTTGAACGAAATTTACGAAAGGGCATTCACGTTTGCGGCGGCGTCCGACAATGATGGCGTCAGTCTGAGGGTTCAGCCAACTGCGCTGAATTTATATTAATGGCAAAATACGCACGGGGCAAAAAATCTCAAGCGATAAGCGATAGAAGTGGCCTGCGGGTTCCCTATACGCAATTAAAAACGACTTGGGACGGCCTGCGCGTATCACCAGAAGATTGGGAGCCAAAAAACCCACAATTAACGCCTGCTAAAAATGTTGTTGATGCCACGGCCTTGTTTAATCCACGGCCAGACAATGACCCCGAAAATGTCGAAATATTTATTGGATTTAATTACGACATATTTGCTGATCGCAGATTAACAACTAATGTTGGAATTTCTGGCACAGCGTTTTCTGGACTTTCATCTTTAATTATTAACACAAATTTAGATGTAAATGGCGTTGGTGGTTCAGGAGGAATTGGGGATGAAATTGTTCAGCTTGATCCTGCTGTAAGTGGTATCTCTGGAACTGGCGGTGTTGCTGTTGATCCTGCCCAAGTTGTGACGCTGGCAGTGACGGTTCAAAATGTTGGCGGGGCAAACAAATACTTCATCGCTGGCGTTCAGCAAGACACGCTGGAATTGATGGAAAGCAGAACGTATTATTTTGATCAATCAGCAAACAGCAATTCTGGGCATCCACTCAGGTTCTCATCCACTCCAAACGGAACGCACGCTGGGGGAAGTGAATACACCACAGGAGTGACAACGTCAGGAACGCCGGGACAGGCAAATGCTTACACCCAGATAGTTGTCGCAAATTCTGCACCGACACTTTATTATTATTGTTCGGTACATAGTGGAATGGGGGGAACGGCTAACACACCACCATTTGCTTCTGTTTCCATAGAATTAGAAAATACATCACTAACAGGAGTGGCTGGCGTTGGTGGTGTTGGTGATGAAATTCCTGCTGTTCATGTGACAGGAGTTTCTGCAAGCGGTGGCACAGGATCAGTCGGCGTTGAAACTCCATCAGTCATGCCAACACCAAATGGTGTATCTGGAAATGGTGATGTAGGCTCTGAAACACCAGAGATATCAATTGCTGAAACTGGCGTTGGAAGCACAGGCGGTGTTGGAAACATAACCGAAGAAGGCACTGAAGATGCGACTGGGGTCTCTGGAACAGGAGCAATCGGTGCAGAAACTCCAGAAATGTCAGAAGCTGTTTCTGGGTTGGCTGGCAATGGCGGTGTTGGAACGTCTAGCTTTGAATTAACCAAACCTCAATCTGGCGTGGCTGGAAGCGGTGGTGTTGGTGTTGAAATTCCTGTCGCACACCCAAGCGGAGTTTCTGGTGGTGGTGGCACAGGCGCGGTTGGCGTTGAAGCTCTTGAAATATCAATTAATGAAACTGGGGTTGGTGGCGCGGGTGCAATCGGAAATTCGATATATATTGCTGATTTGCAAACTGGCGTTTCTGGAGTTTCTGGTGATGGTGAAACTGGATCAGAGGCAATAGAGACGAACAAAAATTCCACTGGTCTTGCTGGCACAGGAGCGGTTGGTGCAGAAATTGTTCAACTCTTCCCAAGCCAAAATGGAGTTTCTGGCTCTGGAGGGGTCGGATCAGAAAACATTGATATATCATCAGCAGCCTTATCAGGCGTTTCTGGCACAGGTGGTGTTGGCACAATAACTGAAGAAGGAACTGAAGAAACTACTGGAGTTTCTGGAACAGGCGGCGTAGGCGCTGAAGCAATTCAGCTAGAAATCGTTGAAGTTGGTGTGTCTGGAACAGGTGGTGTTGGTAATGAAAGCATCCAAGCGGATGCGATTATAACAGAAACTGGCGTCAGTGGCACAGGAGCAGTTGGATCAGAAACACCAGAGCTATCAATCGTTGAAACTGGGGTTGGTGGCACAGGCGGCGTTGGAAGTGCCGTTCCAGAAGAAGAGTTTGGCTGGGGTGTTGGAACGTGGGGCGATGGAACTTGGGGAGACATTGCTGGCAGGCCACATCCATCTGGTGTAAACGGCACAGGCGGCGTTGGAACGACTTCTGTCTTGCTGATAACAACTTGGGGTCAAGGTGGCTATGGCGAAGGAACATGGAATTGAGGATAAATAAATGAGTTACACAACACTCAAAGCCCAAATCCAAGATTTTTTGGAAGATGACTCGACAGAGTTTGTCGCATCAATTGACACAATAATAGCGCAGGCTGAAGAAATGGTATTTCAGCGACTGCCAAATATGCCATGTTTTCGCCAAACGTCTGCTGCGGCTAATCTTGTGCAAGGCACAGCGTCATACACAATTCCCACGGCGAGAATGATCCGACAGGTATCAATTACCGACACAAATGTTGTGACGTATCTCGACCATAGGATTGATTCTTACATTCGAGACTATTGGCCCAATGCGGCGACGCAAGGCACCCCACGAATGTACAGCACAGATAGCGCAGGAACGGCTGGGACAGTCATTACATTAGCGCCAACACCCTCTGCGGCATTGGCCTATAGCGTAGATTTTATCGCCCCTGAGACGGGGCTAAGTAATGCCAATCCAAATACTTGGATTGACACTAACGCCTCCACAGTTCTTCTTGCTGCGGCTCTGTACGAGGCTTCTGCGTTTTTAAAAGCGCCAGAAACTTTATCTCTGTATAAAACCCAGTTTGACGAAGCAGTCCAACTTACAGTACAAGAGATGCAACGTGACTACGCAGCAGAATACAATGGAGGCATATAATGGCTATCACACAAGCAATGAGTACGCTCTTTAAAAAAGACGTATTGTTGGGCGACCATCATCTCGACAGCGACAGTATTTATATTGCGCTGTATACTAGCAGCGCGACACTGAGCGCGGCAACGGATGGTTATATAACCAGTAATGAAGTTGCCAACGGCAATGGATACACCACAGGCGGCAACGCATTGTCTAGCAAGGCGGTCACTGAAAACAGTACAAGTGGTGTTTTTGATGCGGCTGATCCAGAATGGACAAGCGCAACATTCACAGCCCGTGGTGCTTTGATTTACAACAAAACGCTAGGCGATGCATCTTCAAACGCAAGAGGCGCAATTGCCATTCTTGATTTTGGCGGTGATTTTTCTGTTTCTGGTGGTACTTTTAAAATTGTATTCCCAGCAGCAACTGCAAACAATGCAATTGTAAGGATCGACTAAAATGGCTTCAACCTATGTAAACGACTTACGCCTCAATGAAATGGCTACTGGCGATCAGTCCGGGGCATGGGGTACGGTCACGAACCTAAACTTGGAAATGATTGCAGAGGCATTTGCTTACGGCACCGAAGCTATTGCGAATGCCTCTACACACACGATCACCGTCCCAGATGGTGCCAAGGGTGATGAACGAAGGTTCTATCTCAAATGCACAGGTGGCGGTCAGGCTTGCACAGTCACACTTGCACCTAACACCGTTTCAAAAGTTTGGATGATTGAGAATGCAACTAGCTATACTCTGACATTCACTCAAGGCTCTGGAGCCAATGTTGCAGTGCTTGCTGGTCAGGTCAAAATGATCGCCACAGATGGCGCAGGATCAGGTGCAGTAATTTATGATCTTTTGACAGACGTAAATCTGGCTGGAACAACAGTCATGTCTGGTGCAACAATTGATGATGTTGCGATAGATGGCAAAGTCATTACGATGACTGGATCGTCAGGCGACACGGCAACACTAACTGTCGCGGCAGATGGTGCATTGGCAATCGCCACAACAGATGCAGCCGCAGCCGCAGCCAACATATCAATCACGGCTGACGGCACATTTACTGCTACGGGAACAACCATCACGTTGGACAGTGCTGGTGACATCGTTCTTGATGCTGATGGGGCAGATGTAATATTTAAAGATGATGGCACATCAATTGGAACCATAACCAACGCATCCAGCGACCTTGTCATTAAGTCTAATGTCCAAGACAAAGACATTTTGCTTAAAGGTGATGATGGTGGTGCTGAAATTACTGCTCTGACACTTGATATGTCTGCTGCTGGTGCGGCTGCTTTTAACTCTAGTATTACCTCTGGTGGTGCA